ATGGAGTGGTGTGTCTAGGACGGTGGGGGTCTTCGTGACTGGTCAACCAAAACCAACGAAAAAAGGGCAAAAACGGGCAGAACCACGCGAAATCTCGGGGAATCTGGAAGCGATCGACGAAATGATCGGGGCGCTTCGGGCGGCCGGTCGGCTCGAAACGGTCGACTCGGCTCGGGTGCAGATCGCCCGCCGGCTTGCTCGAGCGGTCGACGAGAACCCGGAGAACGTCGGACTATGGCAACAATACAGAGCCGCCGAAGCGGTACTGAGGGAAGTGGGACTAAATGACAGCAACGGCCTCGAGGACCTATTCGCAGCTTTCGATTCCGCGGTACGCGACGCCGAGAACGCCAAGCCGAGCAAGTCGCGGCGCTGAGATTGCAGCGGTCGCGCAGCTTCTCGGCCAGCCTCTTCTCCCGTGGCAACGGCAAGTCGCCGACGTTGTGGGCGAGGTTCTGCCAGATGGCCGCCCGGCTTACCGTTCGATTGTTCTTCAGGTTCCCCGTCAGGCCGGCAAGACGACTCTCTGCCTCGCCGTCATGGTTCATCGGGCGCTGCGGTGGGGTGTCCCGCAGAACGTGGTCTATACGGCTCAGTCTGGCCACCATGCTCGAAAGAAGTTCCGGAACGACCAACTCCCGATCGTCGAATCCTCGAGGGTGCAATCGGCAGTTGAGCGGATCTACCTCGCCTCGGGCATGGAGGCGATCGTCTTCAAGAACGGCTCACGAATCGAGCCGCTCCCGTCGACCGCATCCGCTATGCACGGCAAAACCCTCGACCTTGTGGTAATCGACGAGGCCCGCTTCGACAAGACTTCCGACCGGGAAGCCGGCGCTCTCCCGGCGATGGCCACGCGCCCGGACGCCCAGCTCTTCATCATCTCCACCGCCGGCGATGTCGAGTCCACCTTCTTCCGCCACAAAGTCGAGCAAGGCCGAGCCGCCGTCGAAGCCGGCAAAACCACCGACCTAGCGTTCTTCGAGTGGTCCGCCGGCGACGACGCAGACCTCGACGACCCGGCGACATGGTGGGACATGCACCCGGCGCTCGGCTACCTCATCACCGAGGAAACCATCCGCCACGCCCAGACGACTCTCTCCCGTGACCAATTCGCCCAAGAGTACGGGAACCGCTGGAGCGCCGCCTCTGAGACACTGATCGACCCGAAGGCGTGGCAGAAAATCCAAGACCGCAAGGCGGCCCCAGACGGCGACCTATCGTTCTGCCTCGACGTAGCCCTCGATCGTTCCCGGGCTTCGATCGCGGTCTGCGACAAAGCCGGTCGAATCGAAGTCGTCGACTCCCGCGACGGCGTCGGATGGGTCGGGCAACGATGCCAGCAGCTCTCACGCCGCTACCGGCGGCCGATCGTCGTCGACGGCTACGGCCCCGCCGGGGTCCTCCTCGAACCCCTCGAGGCGCTCGGAGTGCAGGTCGTGAAGTATTCCTCCCGTGACGTCATCGCCGCGGTCTCGCTCTTCTACGACGCGATCCACGCCGGCACCCTCAAGATCCGACCGAACGAAGGACTCGACTCGGCGGCAGCCGGGGTACGCAAGAAGGTTCTCGGAGGCGCGTGGCTCTGGGCTCGAAGCGACGTAGAAATCGACATCACGCCACTATTCGCCGCGACGATCGCATGGCACCACGCGACACAAAAGAAAGCCGAACCGACTAAAAGGAGCTTCGCCTACTAATGCGCTATTACCTACCTCTTCAGATCATCGGTACTACGCTTGTAAGCGTGGCCTTGTTCCTCATCTCCATCCCCCTCGGGATCGCGTTCGCGGGACTCGCTCTAACCGCGTTCGGTATCGCACTCGAAAGAAGCTCGCCTAATGCTGAATAGGCTCCTCACGCGCCAAAAGGTAACCACGCCGTCAGGCGCGTCGGTCGACTCATACGGTCGGATCTCCCGCTACCCTGCGGACACTTGGGCCGGTACCTACGTCGACACCTTCACCGCAATCTCTGTCCCCGGAGTCTGGCGAGCAGTGACGCTAATCTCCGACGCGATCGGCGGCCTCCCCTTGCAGGCATACCGCAACGGCGAACCGATAGACACCCCTCCGATACTGTCTCGCCCTAACCCGCCAGAGACACGAATGGAAACGATCTCGGCCGCCGTTGCGACTTGCATCATCCACGGCAACTACGTTGCCATCCTCGGACCATTGGGACCCAACGGATACCCGGAAACCATCTACCCGGTCAACCCTGAGCGCGTCACGTTCCGCACTCACGAAGGCCGCCGCCAATACATCATCGACACGATCGTCTTCGACCAGTCGGAAGTCATGCACGTTAAAGGCTTCTCACTCCCGGGTGAGCATGTCGGCCTCGGCATCCTCTCCGCACAACGTCAAGGACTCGGCGCTTCTATCGCGATGCACGAATACGCGGCCCGCTACTTCTCTGGCGGCACCACCCCATCGGTGGCGCTCATCACCGAAAACCCAGACCTCACGCAAGAAGACGCCGACCTCATGAAACAAAAGTGGCTTATGGCGTACGGCGGCCGTAGCCGCGAGCCCGTCGTTCTCGGGAACACGAAGGTTCAAGTCGTGCAGGACAACGCGACCGAATCGCAACTCACCGAGCAAAAGCAGTTCGATCTCACCGAAGTCGCGAACATGCTCGGTATCCCCGGCTACTACTTGGGCGCACCGAACACTTCACGCACCTACTCAAACGTCGAGCAAGAGCAGCTCCAACTCTTGCGCTTTACGCTTCTTCCGTGGATGATCCGCTTCGAGCAAGCGTTCTCCGATCTACTGCCACGCGGACAAGTTGCGAAGTTTAACGTCGACGCCTTCCTTCGCGCCGACACACTCACCCGCTACCAAGCGCACCAGATCGCTCTACAGACCGGTTTCCTTTCGCTCGACGAAGTGCGCAGACTCGAGGACCTTATGCCGATGGAAGGCGAGCAGCTCGACGCCGGCCCGCTAGAAGTAGACCCAAACGAGGAGGACCTCGTCAATGACTGAACTCCGTTCCTACGACATCGACCTCGAGGTACGCCGCACCGCATCCGAACGCATCGTCGCCGGGATTGTGGTGCCGTATAACGTCGAGCAGCGCATTAACCGCCAGCTCACCGAGGTCTTCCTCCCCGGTGCATTTCAGGCCGTGACACGCGCCGCGCACCGCGTGAAACTTCTCACGCAACACGACGCCTCCCAACTCCCCGCAGGCCGCGGACAACTATTGAAAGAAGAAGCCCGCGGACTCTACGGAGAGTTCTATGTCTCCAAGACGCAACGCGGCGACGAACTTCTCGAGCTTGTCGCCGACGGTGCCGTCGACCAGTTCTCCGTTGGCTTCGTCCCCCTGAAAGACAACCGTCGCGTCGACGGTGTCGTCGAGCGTGTCCGTGCGCACCTCGCGGAAGTCTCACTCGTCACGTTCGGCGCATACGGCGAGAAAGCCCTCGTCGAATCAGTACGCGAAGAATCAACCACCCCGAACCTCGACGCGGCCAGAGAAATATTAGAAGGGTTCAGCCGATGATCGGCCAGCAGCACACCGTCACCACAAGCCCCACCCTCGTCGTCGACTCAGACTCCACGAACCGGACGATCGTCCTTCACGCAATCGGAAACGGAACGATCTATCTCGGTGGATCTAACGTCACCTCTTCGACTGGGTTCTATCTCGACAAGGCGGCCGGTGCCGTCGTGATGCAACTCCCACCCGGCGAGAAGCTTTACGGAATCGTCGTCAGCGGGACGGATGTTATCTCGACGCTCCTTCCGGACGCCTAGATGCCGTGGCATATCGAGGCGAATAACCCGGGATGCTCCGGGTACGCCGTAGTGAAAGACGCTGACGGGGAAATCGAAGGTTGTCACAGGACCCGCGGCCAAGCCGAACGGCAACTCGCCGCCCTCAACATCGCCGAAGACGAGGAAGAAGACCGGGCGCTGGAGCGCGTCGCCGGCGGGGAACCGCTCATTGTCACCGATATCGACGGCACCGTTCTCTCGGCTGGCACCCGGCCGATCCGTTCAGTGATCGACGAGATTAACGCGGCTGGAATAGAGGTCTATGTCCTCACCGGTCGCGACGAGTCTCAGAGAGCAGCAACAGAGGCGGCCCTCGACGCCGCTGGCCTCGACTACGACGAGCTTTATATGGTCGGATCGCAGGAAGCAAAGAAGCCGCAGATCAACGAATGGCTCGGCGAGTATGACATTATCGCCGCCTACGAAAATGACCCGGAAATCCGCGCCTACTACGAAGCTCGAGGCGTCCCGCTCGGCCGCCTTTCCCGAATCGCAGAAGTCGAGGAAATGCTCGCACGACTCCGCGCCGTTCGTTATTCTTAACTCAGCGACACCCCGCAGCGAGACACCCCGCGACCGCGGCACCTCTCCAAGAACGGCACCTCGAAACCCCAAAAGCCTTTCTTTTACTGGAGAAAAAACATGAACGCATTTCTCGCCAAGCTGCAAGAGCAGCGCTCGGCAAAGACCGGCCTCATCGACGCGACCCTGAACCGGGCAGTCGACGAAGCCCGTGACATCACCGAAATCGAACTCGCCAACATTCAAGCCCTCAAGCTCGAGGTCGAGAAGCTCGACGAGCGCATCTCCCAAATCGCCGACATTGAGAGCCGTAACGCCGCAAACGCCGAAATCGCCGCCAAGCTCGAAGCAGCTTCGCCAGTCGAAACCCGTCAGGGCGGCTACAAGGTGACTTCGGAAGAGCCCACCTACCACGCACGTTCGGCCAACGACTTCCTCGCCGACGCTATGGCCGCCGAGTTCGGTGGCTCATACGAAGCTCGGGAGCGCATCGCCCGCTACCAGAACGAGGTCCGCCTCGAGAAGCGTGACTCCGGCTCGAGCAACTTTGCCGGCCTTGTCATCCCCCAGTACCTCGTCGACCAGTTCGCGCCGCTCCGCCGTGCGGGTCGCCCGACGCTGGACATCTCGACCAACGCGGCACTCCCCGCGCAGGGTATGACGGTCAACATCGGCCGCCTCACCACGGGAATCACCTCGTACGTTCAGGCTTCGGAGAACACCGCCCCGACCGAATCGTCGCCCGATGACACGCTCCTCACCGTGAACGTGAACACCGTCGCTTCGATGTTCGATATCTCGAAGCAGGCCGTCCTCCGTGGCACCGGCGTTGAGACGCAGCTCCTCGGCGACGCAGTGCGCAGCTACCAGACCAAGCTCGACGGCCTCGCCGTTAATGGCTCGGGCTCGAGCGGCGAACACCGCGGAATCCTCAACACCTCGGGCATCGGTTCGGTCACTTATACCGACGCCTCACCAAGTTGGAGCGAGTTTTTCGGCAAGTTGGTGGAAGCGATCTCGGACATCTCGAGCGACTTCTACGGTCACGCGACGCACATCGTCGCGCACCCGTCGCTCATCGGATGCTGGCTCCGCGCCCTCGACACCACGAACCGTCCGATCTTTAACGCGACCGCGGGCAACCCATTCAACGCCCCCGGCACGTTTGACCGCCCCGGCTACGACCTCGGCGGCCTGCAGATCCTCGGTATCCCGGTCGTGGCAGATGCCAACGTCCCGACGAACCTCGGCACCGGCACCAACGAGACCGCGGTCATCGTCGGTGACTTCCGTGAGAGCTACATTTGGGAGGATCAGGGCGGGAACCCGCTCTACGTTCGGTTCGAGCAACCCGATGGTAACATAGCGATCCGAACGGTCGTCTTCGGCTTCTCGGCCTACACGGCTGGTAAATACCCGACGGCGTTCTCGGCGATCACCGGCACCGGCCTCATCACCGCAAACTGGGCCTAGTCCCCTTGCCTAGTGTTCCCGGTCGTGCAGAGCGGCCGGGAACTCTGACGCCATGCTGAACGACGCGCTAATCCGAGCCTATAAAGCAGAGCTAGAGGCATACGTCCGCCGCGGTCTTACAGATCGAGCGGAGCAGGTTGTCGCGCAGTTAGTCGCTCTGGGGTGCGAGGAGTTCCTTTCGACGAAGACCTCCTCGGCTCTGTCACCCCAGAGCGGCGCCACCCCCAAGAAGAAACCCGCACCGAGGAAGGCGCCTAAGAAGTGACGATCACTAACGGCTACGTCACCCTCAACGAGCTGAAGGCATACCTCGACATCCCCGTCGCGGATATAACTGAGGACGCCCTCCTCGAGCAGATCGTCGAAGCTGCATCCCGCTCCATTGACCGGATCGCCGGCAGAACCTTCTACCTCGACGCGGCGGCCACCGCCCGCTACTACCGCACGAACGACCCCTACTCGCTGATCGTGGACGACATCGGTTCGACGACAAGTCTCGCCGTGGCGCTGGATACCTCAGGCGGCGGGACCTATCCGACGGCCGCCGTCTATAACACCGACTTCATCGTCGAGCCCCTCAACGCCCTAGCAGAGGGTCGCCCGGTCACCCTTCTCACGATGGTCGGCGCGTACCTCTTCCCGTATCCGTGGAACTTCCGTCCCGGTGTCCGCGTGACCGCTAAATGGGGATGGCCTTCCGTCCCCGACGACGTTGTCGAGGCATGTCTCATTCTTTGCGCGGATCTCTACAAACGGAAAAGCTCTGTCGGTGGCGTTCTCGGTCTGTCCGAAATGGGAGCGATCCGCATGTCGCCGCTCGGCCGGGATATCGCGGCGATGGTCCGCGCCTACCGGCGCGAAGTCCTCGCATGAGCGCGAACATCTCGACGCTTCGAGCGAACGCCGCGACCCTCCTCGACACGATCACTGCGGTCCGCAAGGTCTACGACTACATCCCGGATACGGCACCGCCGACGCCGTGCGGCATCATCGGGAACGTCTCCGTCCGATGGGACGACTCGATGCAGCGCGGTCTCGACGCCTACGACTTCGAGGTTTACGTCGTCGTTTCACGCATGTCGGAACGATCCGGGCAAGACGAACTCGACGCCCTTCTCGCTGGCACCGGGGCGGGCTCCGTGAAGACCGCTCTCG